ATAGATGTTTCACCGTCCTCACAATTGATCGCAATAGATAATCCGGCTCTCCACAGCGGCTCTTCCACAGTCTCTTGCTCTTTATAAATTCTGAGCAACTGCGCACATCCTTCACCCTCGGCACTCTTACGCATGATCGTAGTAAAGCGCGAGATGCTGTTGCCCATCAAAGCGCGAGTTGTTGCATCTATTGGACGGCGGGTCGGGGCTTCTGCACCAAACAAGCCAGTAGGCTCATCGGGTTCCTCTTCAGCGCCTATCAACATCTTGAAACGTGAGAAGTCAGTAGGCTGCGATTCCACCAACATAGTGACTTGCTTCGGTGGGCTGTCTTTAAAATTTAACGTGTCAGGTATACGCAGAATACGGGCAGCGTCTGCGGTAACGGTGGGGTCAGCATGCAGACCATGGGAGGCAGCGAACTTCTTTAATACTTCTGCCGTTGGCTTCCAATCGTTGTAGCTGATTGTTGTCGTCAACGCCCAATAGACATGTATGCCACGCCCTGAATTGATGATAGTGGGTCGAGGTAATCCCGTTGTTTTGACAAATTGTCTGAGAGCATCTAGTGCGGATGCTTGGGTATTGTATGGTTTGTTTTCCCCGCAATCAAGATCAAGCCAAAAGGCTTTGAACCATTTCGCGTTCTTTGCTGTGCGGCCTTCGGTTTCTAGTAGATATTTGGCGCATCCAAAATACGCGTCGTACCCCTGCGAAACTAAGCCGTCAACTACACCATCAATCTCATCAATCGTCTCTACAAATGTTTGCCTCGGCGCACCTTTCTTCAACCCAACCACACAGTACAAACCTTCGTCGGCAAGTACAGAGGTAAGAAAGGTATTCCGTGTTGTCATTATTCGCTCTTTTTTTAGACAAAAACACCCTTGGGTCTACTGGCGATAGACCTTCAGGAAGGGTAATTAAGATTTAGCAGTGGCGGCTAGACGTGCAAGCAGTGCCCATAATACTTCGCGCTTACTTGGATGCGGTAGGGATTTTCCCAGAAACCACATATAAACAGCGGGGCGTGATACGCCAATATATTCTGCTACATCCTGTACGGGAATGTCTCGTTCAATGCAAACGCGCCCAAGTTGCACACCCACATGAAATGGGTCTGCCGTTTTGTTCGCTTCTACAAATTTACGGGAGTAACCTTTGTTGGTCGTTTTCATTTTTAGTAGCTGCTTTCATTACACGTTGGCTACGGCCAGAACGAGCTTGACGTTTTTCACCGGTATCAATTACCCAACCCTTACGGATTAAAGGCGCATAGCGGGGGCTAATTGTTTGAATGCCATACTGCGGCAGCATACGTACAACGTCATCCCCAATACAACCATTGGGAAACATTCTGATGACATCGTAAACAACAGACTCCATCGCGTTTGTATCTATTGAATCAGCAGCTTCGTGACTTGTTTCAGGGTCAGTGTTACGCGCCAATCCGGGAAACGGGTTTAGCGGAAAAAAATCATTGTCCATATTAATCTCCAAAAAAGGTGGGGTACTCGCTGCACTGCCTTTGCATTTCAGCTAACTGGTCAGCATCCGCTTTCCCCCGTAAACTTATTCTGCTTCTGCCCAATCGTCCAAGATGTCAGCCACATCTTTTGGTGCGGCTTTCTTAGCGCGTTTGGTTGGCTCTGCTGTATCTTCAACAGCTTCAGCCTCTACCTTACGTTGCTCTTTGCGGCCAGAGCCAATTGCATGCGCCATTTCAGGAGTGATGGTAATACCCGTAACCTCATCTACAACCTCATCTACAACAGTAGGTGCAGGTATAGCTTTCGTGCCATCGACCATCGCAACGGTAGATTGAGTAGCAGTTTTAGCTTCAGCGGACTTACCCTTAACTTCAATGGTTGCCATCTCTTCAGCTTCCAAGGGGCGCACTGCTTTGAACGTCAGACGTGGGGTTGCACTTGCTGTATCAAAACGCATCTCGGTAACAACGGCAGTTACTGGCAGACCGTGACTACCCAAGAATTTTGCATATGCTTGTAAAGGCATCTTGCCATTCTCAACCGCACCAAAGATTGATTGGGCAGGTAACGTTAGTTGGTAAATGTCTCCACGAATATCATTCTCCAAGACAACGGCAAGGCGCTGACTGAATCGGCATGCACGTGAATCATTTTGTCCTGAACCTTTAATGTTCTGGGCGCAGGATGCGCACTTGCTTGCCTCTGGTGCCTCGACTTTGATGTCGGGGGTGATGCCGTCGTTTGACCAACATGAGGGGGCGGTTGATTGCCCTTCTTGATAAGTACCTGCATAAAAAGTCCTTGATACATTTGCGTTCGCCGCTGCGATAACGATATTCATTGCACGGTCTTCGTTCTGTGCAATCTCTTTACCATCAACCATCATGCGGAAGACATTGCCCCGAATGGAGATGCGCTTACCACCGCCACTACCACTGCCGCCCATGAGAGCTTTGGTCGTGGCATCAAGTTGTAGGTTTTGTAAATGGGCGGGAAGGGTATTACCGCCTTTAGAAAATAGGGTCATTTCACTCATTTGGTTTCTCCAGTTATTACAGGTTTAGTTTGCATCAGGGCATCAAGGTCGGCGCGTGTAAACCGCACTTTGTTGCCAATACGAAAATGCGGGATTTTCCCGTCACGAATCATGTTGTAGATTGTCTGGCGCGACATCCTCAACAGCTTTGCCACTTCTGGCACAGTCAATGCGTCTTCAAGTTCCACTTGTTGCTCTCCTTATGGTTACGCTATATTTGCTATCAGTGTTCATGCCGGGCGGCATGACATCTGGATTTTCTTCGAGTAGTTGCTTCATCGTGGTCTGGCTAATGCGGCGCTCTAGCAACTCAGGCATCTTGTTCTCCAAGATAAACTTGTGCATCGCCCCCCAATCGCTAGTCCAATAGCGAGTTTTCACAGAACGCATTACCGTTCCATGCTTACTACCTAGTTTGTCGGCACCGATTTCCTTGCAAAGCTGTAAGAGTTTTGACTCTACAACCTCCATCTGTACCTTTACTAGGCCGTCCTCTTCCTCGTATTCACGTAGAAGTTCAGCCCGTTTGTCACGCATCTTGATGTAGACGGCGACGAGCTTATCAACCGATATTGTCTCGGTCATATCACTCTCCTTTTTGCTTTTATAGGTACGATAATATATGAAAACTTTACAAAGTCAAGTGCTATTCAGCTTAATATTTCTTCATATAAATCAATCACCCGATTATGAATATCCACCTTGTTCTCCAGCATTTTGTACATGCGTCTCTCTACCCCACTGCCTTGCAAGTGAACCACCACTGAGGGGTTTTTCTGCCCCGCTCGATGCACCCGTGCGTTAGCTTGCAGGTAGGTTTCCACAGACATCACCGGACTCCAGTAGACAATCGTATTGGCCGCATGCAGGGTTACCCCATGTGATGCGGCTTGTGGTTGGATAACCAATACTTGCAGGTCATCCTTTGTTTGGAACCGCTCAAAGATTTCTGAACGTTTCCCCGCCGACACACCGCCATGAATGACCGCAGTCGGGTATCCGTGCTTACGTAAATCTTCTGCCACCACTTCAATCGTATGCCTGTACGGAACAAACACTAAGACTTTGTGGCTTGACTCCTCTACTACTTCACGTAACACCGCCAGACGATTACTTGCATCGAACTGAACTACTTCACCTGTATCGGAGTATACCGCACCACCAGATAATTGTAACAGCTTATTTAAGTTAGCAGCAGCATTGACTGTTGTAATCTCCTCACCCGCTGCTTGTACTATCAAACGCTTACGTAGTAGATCATAGTACTTTTCTTGTTGCGCAGTAAGAGGTACGTCTCTCGTTACATAAGTCATTTCAGGGAGATCAAGACACTGCTCCTTGGTAAATCGTATTGCCGGTTGCAAGGCTTGGTGGACAATCTGCTCTGAGTTTACCTTCGGCACCCACTTAAACTGGGTTAGCTTGTGCATCACTTGATCCCGAAAGCCCCCATAAAAGCGTGGTACGTTCTCTGGGTTTACTAGCTTGGCGATCCCGTAGGCATCTACTGGAGACTGAGAGGCGGGTGTACCCGTGAGCATCCACAGCCACGTGTGCGGCCTAATCAGATTGTTCAACACCTTCCAACGTTTTGTGGTTGGGTTCTTATAGGCGTTTGCTTCGTCAACTACGATCAGGTCAAACTTCCCCTTGGCTACTGCCTCTTGCACAATCTCTAAGCCGTCGTAGTTGATGATCACAAACTCTGCATCCCCTGCAATGATGTCTCGACGCTTCTCAGCCCTGCCATAGGCAACGTCCACCTTGCGGTGCATAGCGAATTTAAACAAGTCATTGCGCCATGCTGAGTCCATGATAGATAGTGGGCAGATAACCAGTACCCGCTTGATGATGCGCTTTGACAGTAGATAGTCCGCTGCCCATATCACAGAGGCAGTCTTACCAGTGCCTTGCTCATTAAAACAGAACGACCGGCGGTGCATTGTTAAGAAAGACGAGGTAACTTTTTGATGGGCGAAAGGTTTATGTAATCCGGGCCACTTGTATGTAGCGTTAATAGGGGAAGGTATGTCTTTAAACTTCAAGTTCTTTAGGACAATCGCTTCTTCCAAATCCCAGTTGACTAGCACCTGCGCTACTAGCCCATCATCTGACAACACCTTGCTCTTAGGTATCACAGTAGTAATCCTGTCTGGGTTGCGTACCTTAAATAGCAACGCTTTATTCTCAATGATCTGCACGTTATTCTCCATAGCAAAGTAGCCTGAACACGGTGTGTGTCAGGCTTTTATTAGTGACGGGGTTTCCACCCGTCCCCTCTTCGTTTTTGCGTCTGCGAGTCCTAGACGGTCAGTTCCCCGCTGAAAGTGTAACGCGGTGCTAACTGGTATGGTTATGTAAAGTCTTACAACCCTGTCTGCTACTACTCATACCTAACCTCGCAGACACATCATGAACACGTCACGATTTTTTACGTTCTCTTGCGCTAGTCTCAGACACTACCTTGTGGTTCGACCCGCGCTTAAACGATCTGTTTGCCGATGCGCTCTCAACACGCACACCGTTCTTATTAGTGCCACCTTTGGACAGGGCTTTGACGTGGGCAACATCTTTACCTTCACGCGCATCAGCTTTACCGTTTCCGTTTGCGTCTCTACCTTTTTTGTCGAGTGCTCGACGCGCACGTTGCCGTTCCATCCGTGCCTCATGGGCACCGGGGCGATTCTTCTCTAGCTCTACTTCACGCTTGACGTTTCGGTCAGCGGGGTTTTTATATGGCATATCAGTTCCTTCCGTTATGACTACATTCTGATACAGGGCACCATGCTTTGCAAGTGAAGTTCTTCTTAGGATTAAACACTCCAGTTTCATAGGCGGTTTCACGTGAAACTAATAGTTCATCTAGCTTTGCAAAAATGTCAAACTTTCTATGGACGGTGAAATCTATTGGGATGAAATCTTTGCAGACCACAAACAACAACCCCGCCCGTATGAATTCAATCTGGGGGAAGTGCACGAACACACACGCCGCCATCAAGGCAAGCTGCTTCGGATCAGCATATCGGCTGCTCTTACCAGTCTTATAGTCAATGATGCGGGCTTCTTTCTTTTCATTATCAATGATCAACAGGTCGGCAATACCTCTATACCAAACGTCTTCATCAGAGAATCCACAAGGCTCAAAGCGCCCATCTACTTTCTTCAGCCCCATCTTATACTCACAAATCTTTTCCCCCCGAATCTTCATTAGCTTCTCTAAGAATGGTTCCATGTACTTATACTGCGGGGGGATTGGTTTGCCATCACGCACGTATTCTTCGGCAGCAGTGTGCACAACAGTACCGTATAACATTGCTTCACTTTCAGGCTCTGTAATATCTTTTAATACCTTCAAGTGATAATATTTTTTAGGGCACTGTTCAAACAATGTAATGCCTGAATAACTCCATGCGGGTGCCTTACTTTTTTGCATACATTTCCCAAACTTTATTTGCGTTGTAACCCCAAATATCTTTCACAATATCTTTCAACTCTTGATACATCTCAGGTTTTGTTGTCTCCAAATGTTTTACCCAATCAGTATCGGCCACCATAGGTTCAATCTCATCCCACTTTGCACGTAACCTTTGGTCTTCGCTACGTACCCTTTCCCTTTCT